ATGGGCTGGGCTCGTGCTATCCAGGAGTGTATGCACAACGTTTTTGACGGCACGATCCGCCTCTTAAACGGCATCCCGGTAGCCATCTTTTTCGCCAGCGGTTACACCACCGAGCAGCTGCTCCGCGTGGGCGCCTCACTGCTGGACAACTCTGTTTACACGGTCGCCATTTCGGGCGACGACTCCGTTGCGGCCCCAGGGCCGCTGGCCAAGTACCACGGTCAATTCGGAGAGTCAGACATGAGTGGCTTCGATCACAGCCAAGATGAGGGTCCAATGAAGTTTGGTGCGGCTAAATGGATGGCCGCCTTGGGGGTCCCCCAGGAATTCATCCATATGTTCTACGAGCAAGCGTCGCGCGGTTATGCCTATGGCAAGCGACAGTTCGATGGAACTTATCTCCGCATCCGGGGAAAGAGTGGTGTGCAGATGCCAACCGGCATTACGACGACGACCGTGCATTCGAGCGTGAACGCTATTCTCGCTTACGTGCATGTAATCGTAAACTACACCACCCCTATTACTGAAGCTTTCGCACAGCTTGGCTTTCGCGCCAAGTATGCGGTCAAAGAATCTCTTTACGACGCCACTTTTATCAAAGGGTGGTGGCAGCTGGACGTGGACGGCGAGCTCGGGTTTTACCCGTTGCCCTCCGCCTGCATCAAGCTCGGCAAGATGATCAAAGATCCGTGCGTTATTGCTAAGGACCGCACCGTTAAGGCCTACGGTGTGGTTGCGAATGCGATCGCTAAGGGGCTGGGTGCAATCCCAGACGACTACCCGGTGTTGGGTGCTTTTAAACAGAGTCTCCTGCGCCTGTCAGCTTCAGGTCGCCGGCTCGTTAATCCGAACCAGGTTATCGAGGACTACGAACACAAGGTCAAACACTCTTCTAGCACTGTCGATCGCGCTCTCGTACTAGCGGCGATCGAACGTCGATACGGCCTCGACCCTGCCGATATCGACCGACTCGAGAAGTTGTTTCTCGATGTCAAGAGCCTCCCGGCCTATGTTCAGGACGAGGGGTTCAACATTCTGGCCGACACTGACTACTAAGTGTCGGCCTTTCGGGGCAGCAGGAGCGACGCGCAGCTCCGGGGCTTGACAACCCCCCCCCTTGTCAGTTGATATTGGTGATCTCTAGCATCAGTATCGCAGCCTTAAACGAAAGTTTATCAGTTAACCATTCCTCGACGTCAAAAGACTCAAGGCTGGAAAGCAGACTTAGCGAAGAGCCTTCTCAAAGCCTCCGCCAAAGCAAATCTTATCAGACTCCCATTCGAGCAGGCTTACGTCGACTCCGAGTGGAATAAAGTAAGATCACAACAGTTCAATCTTCAGACTTTGCGTGACACGTCAGTCGCGTATTCGAAGATTCCGTCCGCTTACGATCATTTCCGAGCAGACCAGGCCGCGTTCCGCGTCAATCCCAAGAAGCTTCTCGCCGCGCACGGAGAGAAACTCGCTGACTTCGCCGCTAAGCAAGTCATCCACCACGTCAAAGCAGCAACGAACAAGCTCGTCAAATCGGCATCCGATTACTTCAAGCCAACTGCAATGCCGAACAAGAAACGCCGCCAAAAGAACGCCGTCGTCGTCCGCCGCAAGCAGCCTACCCGTGCTCCCCGGGCGCTTGCGTACAAGAACGTTTCTGCCAAGCCCGTATTCCGCTCCCTCGGAATTGGCGGAAATATCACCATCAAGCACGAGGAGTTCGTCGCCAACATCATTGGAAGTACGGCGTTCTCCTGCAGGACCTTCGCTCTCAACCCCGGTCTGCGTTCCACCTTTCCGTGGCTCGCAAAGACCGCGGGTGGATTCGAGCGATACAAAGTCAAAAGACTGCACCTCAAGTTCACTCCAATCCTGGGATCTGATTCCCCTGGACGAGTGTGGCTCGCCGGACGACATGACTCCGCCGAAGCTGCACCGGTCCTGAAGACTCAGCTCACTACGCTGCCTAACACGGTGGCGCAGCAGATCTGGACCGAATCCCGTTGGTCCGGGTCCAAGATGGAGAAAATGCACTACGTGCGTTCGGGCGTCCAGGCTAACACTGACGTCAAGACGTACGATTGCGGCGTGTTGTACGTAGGCACTGATTTCTGTGCCAGCGACACCGCCGTGATCGGAGAGCTCTCCGTAGAGTATGAGATCGAGCTTTACAACCCCTGTTCACCGGTTGCGCCGTGTGTCCTGTTCTCAGCAGACAGCACGACGGGCCAGGGGGGTTCCTCCATGTTCGGCACTTCCGGCGCTACCGCCGTAGGTGTCGGGCCTTACGTTCTGACCGCGGACGGCACCCACATCCGCTTTCTCACTCCAGGCAACTACCACCTGTCATTCTGGTACCAAGGCACGGGCATCGATTACCCCGACTTCAGTTTCGCTGAACCCGACAGCGTGACCCTCATCGTGAACGAGACTTTCGCGAAGACGGGCACCACTATTGTGGTGCTGAACGTGGGAGTCGAGTGTACCGAGCCAGGCCAGATCCTCAACTGCACCTCGGGGAGTACGACGATCACGAACGTTCGTTGCACCGTCTGCGAAGGTTACGCCATCACCAATGGCCAGCCGACGCAGGCGCCCCAGGAGTAGCCATGCCAACAGTTACTCGAGAATGGAGGGAGCACCATCCACATGCTCCCATTTTGCCCCCGCTATCGGCCGGGGTGTTGCGTAGGCGCTACCTCACGTT